TTTACCATAACCGTTTGCATCATCCATCCACATTTCTGTAATCATGTGTGATACACGGTCTAGGTTAATGTTAAGGCCTTCTGGATGATCTACTTCGCCGAGAACACTGTAACCTCCGCTAATTTGATCATTGAGAGTTTTGACAGCCCTGCCAATTTCATTTATAGGATACACACGCTGATTAGCATTGCGTACTCCGCCTTGTATACAAATACCCTTCATATACAAGTCTTTTCCTTCGTTGGCATTCTCAACCACAATTTTAGCTTGGTCGAATGTCAAATGCTCTCGTAAGTTTTTCATTCATACGTCCTTATTTTGCTCGAGATTTAACACCGTTAATTGGGCTATCTGCACCAGCTTTTTCTGGAGCTTTGCCTTTCTTTTCAGCACCGTGTCCCGGTTGGTTGCGCATGCTTGTTGCGCCTTTAGCGCCAGGAACATTTACGTTACCAGCGTTATCTTCTTTAGATGATGGATTTGCAAGACCGCCTGCTGTGCCGCCTGTGCCGCCATCACCACCTGCTGCGATATTTGCAGTTGTTCCGCCCATATCGTTTTTACCAGCTACTGGAGACTTAGTGTTTGCACCATTGTCGCCCATTTTAGCAGTTACTTTTTCAACATATTCACGCATTGTTTCTGCTTCAGACTTTGGATCACTTGATTTTTCGTCAACTTTTTCGTCAGTTTCTTCTGTAGCTTCCATTTCTTCGTCATCAGCACCATCGTCATCAGCACCTTCGTCGTCACCAGCGTCCATGTCCATATCCATGTCCATGTCATCGCCTTCGTCATCGCCGTCTTCGCCAGCCATCATTTTTTCAAATTCTGCTTTTAGCTCGTCTAGTGCGTCTTCTAGATCTTCAACACGGTCTTCCATGTCACCTTCGCCTTCGTCGCCCATGTCCATGTCCATGCCGTCGTCTGCGCCCATGTCACCCATCATATCGTCACCAGCGTCACCGCCCATTTCGATATCCATGTCCATTGGATCTGCTTCAACTTCAAATTCGTCTAGGTTAAAATCTTCGTCTAGATCGTCTTCATCAGAAGCTTCATCTACTTCTTCATCGTCTGACTCATCAACTTCTTCATCAGAAGCTTCATCTACTTCTTCGTCTTCTAGATCTGCTTCTAATAGTGATTCGTATATATCGCGTGATTTTTCCACTACGATTTCATGAAATAACTCTTCTGCGCCTTCTCTATCTTCGTTGATGAGACGCTCAAGCATTTCTTCAAATTTATTGCGATTTGCCATTACTTTTCTCCTATAAATGTTTTACCTATGGTAAGGCTGTCACTATTATTTAACAAATAGAAGAAAATATGCGTAGAAATAGGCCAAAAACGGCCCGTTTTTATACAGATAAACTATAAGTTATGGATTTTCTTAAACACATCCACAGTTATAGTATTAAAATTGACAAAATTATTTAGTTCTTCGGGCTTGTAATTATCAGGATGTATAACTCTAACATAGTTAATTTTTGGATGATCTTTTATTACAGACTTTGTTTGTCGTAACCAATTACCAAAAAAAGTAGCGCCGTCTATACTTTTTTTATAATTCATAGTGTCAGCATATAAGTTGTTAAAGCGTTTGCCTTGGTCTAAACCTCTATAATCAAAACCTAAAATATATATAGTATCATACCCATGTTGGCTTGCAAGCCACAATGCTGTTGGTCCACTGCTCCAACCTTTTGATGGACTAAAAAAATTAAATCCTTCCATCCTAGTATATGCTTTGTTTGGATTTGTCCAAACAGTATTCTTTTTTTGATAACCGGACTTGTTAATCTCTAAAATCATTTTTGTATCTACTGCTACAAGATAGTCGGGATTAAATGATCTATACAGAGCATTACAGCCATAAATAGGGCCAAATTTTTGTAGTTCGTTAACGTCAACTGGCTGTCTGCTTACACCGTTGCCTAACACAAAAGCAGTGTTACCTTTTACAGATATATGATTTTCTTCTTTAACAGAATTAGATATTATTTTTTGATTTTCTTTTTGGAACTGTGCAGCCTCTTTTTCAAGACGTCTGCGATCCCGAAGAATTTTCCATTCCTCTTTTGTAAGTTTAGACTTGTCAATTTTTGCCATTATACCCCGGCAGCGGCTGCTTGTGCTGCTATTCCATACATCTGTCTGATAAAGTCTAATTCTTTAGACTTCTCAACATTATGTAGCTCACTTGCTTTCCTTGCACGGTTAATTTGACGCAGTGTTAATCTTGTTTTACGTGTGTCGTCAAAGTTCAAGATACTATCATCATACGTAGGATCATAGCTGTTATCCTCAGTAGGCTCTAAAGTTTCTTTATCAAAATAAAATAATTCTCGTAGTATCATGTTAGTATTTATATCGTTTGCTCAGTTGGAGCGCCTGCTGGCGTACCTCCTAAGTCAGTACCTGTTGATGTTTCTGGCGGTGCAGTGTCGCCGCCAACTTCTGGTTCTTCATCGCCTGTTAGTAAATCTTCACCGCCATCTAAATCTGCACTAATGCCTGCACTACTAATACCTACACTGCGCATTTCTCCCGCAGGATCTGCTGCTGTCTGTCCCAACATTTCATCATTTTCTTCACGCCACAATCTTTCGTTTTCTGCAATCTCTTCTGCGGTTAATCCTAAGAACCGACTAAGAGCAAAACGATTTGAAATATAAGGTATAGCACTCATTTGGGTATATGTAGGTACACGACTGTTATCTAGTTCTGCTTGTCTGTAACTTGCAAAATTTTGTGGAGGCACAAACTTAAGGTCAAACATGTTAGTATCAATGTTTACACCTTTTTCAAGCAAGAAGCGTTTAAATTCTTGATTAAATTCTTCTACAATTAGGCCTTGCAATCTTTCACAGTAAGTATTAAATCTTAGTTCCTGTATGTATGCAGTACCAACTCGTCCGTCATTGTAGGATGTTGCTCCATCATCTGCACCTGTAGGAAGATAAGAGGAAGGAATTCGCAAGCCGCGTACGAGCTTATTAGTAAAGTAGCGTAAATCATCAATCTCTCCTAAGTTAGTTCCGCCAGGTAATGTTTCAACTTTTGATCCTCTACCCTCAGCAGTTTGTGGAAAGAAGTAGTCTTCGTTGATTGACAGAGGATTGTAAGAACTGTCTATAACATTTGTACCTCCGCCTGTCTGCGATGGGATACGTCTTTGATGTATTTCCGTTTTAACACGCTCCACAAACTGCATAGCAAGGTGTGATGGCATGTTGCCCACATCAACGTAGAATACTCTGCGCTCTGGCGCACGTTGGACACGATAGATAATAATCGCATCCTCAAGCAGTTCCTTCTGCTTGTAAACCTTAAAAATAGTTTCTAATAAACTGTTACCAAAAGGATAATTGTTGTCTAATCCTTCTGATAAACTTAAATGTACTACATGTTCTGCATCAATAGCAACTTCTGTTTCTTCTATACTAAATCTAGAACCAGATTGTTGAGGCGAATTGCCAACCATTCCTTGGCCACTTCCTCTAAAATATCCTGTGCTTCCTGGTGCTCCTGCACCTGTAATGTTTCCGTTTGTAATGTGTGGAGTTGTAGCAACCATTTCTTTAAAGTTTAAATTTACATCTTTTATAATGTATTGTTCTGGTTGTTTACCTTCGCTTTCATTTACAATAATACGAGTAACCTTTGCCGGATCAACATGAAACAACTTTTTTGTTTCTGGATCTCTTAAAAAGAATTCATCACCATATTTAAAAACATTTCTAAATATTCTAAACATTCTAGTTTCAAAATTATTAATTTTGCACCATTGTTTTAAATATTGACCAAGAATTTTTATTTCGCTATTTGTTGCATTTTTGTTGTATTGAAAATCAAAGCTGGTGTTGTTTTTTCCTTTTTGAGTGCAAAACTCAGCAAGTATATCTAGTGCAGCATTAACTTCAGAATCTAAATCCATAGTATTATACTGCCCATAACGTTCTACACGATTAGGAGAACCTACATATACATCTGGCAAATAAGAGGAATAATTAGTTCTAGCAGGTCCTGCATTTTGTGTATTTCTGTAACTCAAAGGAGAGTATGCTCCATTGGGATTATCACCTGTTGGTACTGGTGTGAAATATTTTTTCCAACTCATGCTCTACTCCGTACTCCGGCCATTAAATTGCCTGCTCCTCTAACAGCACTAATTTGATCTTTACCTATTCTAGTCTGTTGTGTATTTATTCTTACTAATTGTAACATCAATTGGTTAAGATTGTCAAGTAATTCTTCCATTCTTTGATTAGGTTTTAACATCGATTGACTTTGTTGTTGATTAGAATTATTTGTTGTATTGTTCATTTGTGCAAGCATATCATTAATCATAGGAGTTATTTCATTTCCAACTGATCCAAGATCAGATGAACTTATTTTTTTCATCATGTTAGGAATAGTTGCCATTAGATTTTTTGCAGCATCAGTCATGGGCATACCTGTCCCTGCTAATTGATTTGCAATATCATCTATAGGAAAGTTTGCAAATTGACTAAAAATTTCATTTGACAAAACATTTCCATCTAGTCCAGGAGCAAATAATTCTGGTCCTTCTTCGCCAATTGCGTAAAACTTTTTAGCATCAATTGGTCCACCATCTGCTCTAAATCCTCCAAAATTTTCTCTTAAAGCATCTCCAAGTTCCCCTAGATTACCTACTCGAGTTAATAATCCAGCGGAGGTTGTAATTGGTTCGAACAATTCTCTAAACTGATTTGTTTCTAATTGTGCTTTGTCTCCTGGGGTCATCGCTTGATCGATGATGCCTGCTGATGTGCCACCAATAACAGATGCTCCAGTTTGTATTCCGCCAAGTGCTGTTGAAACAGTATCTGCTAATCTTGTATTTGCACTTAGATTAGCACCAATTCTTTCCATTGCAGTTGCGGAAGCATTTGCTAATGCAATAGTAGTACGGTTTAGCTCTCTGCTAATAGTTTGACCGTCGGCATCTCCACTTGATCTAGCGTTTGCTTCTTCTACAGCTCTTGCCCTTCTTACTTCAGCTGCTTCTGATCTAGATATTATTCTAGCTCTTCTACCTTCTCTAGCAGCAGCTTCATTTTCTTCTCTTTGTAATTCTGATTGAAAACTTTCTACACTACGCTGAAAACTTTCTGTAGATGATAATAAATCAGCTTGGAATTGTCCTGCTGTTGAACCTGCTCCAGCCATTCTTGCTGCTGCAAGGTTAGTACTGCTAACAAATTCTCTTGAGGCATTACCTGAGGCTGTAGCTAATAGTTGTTGTATCCGTGCTCTTTTTTCTGCATCGCTCATTTGAGCAGACGTAGTATTAGCAATCATTCTAATTTGTCGGGCAGTAGCAGGGTTCATAGCTTCAAAGTTTTTAGTTAAATCACTTACTGGACCGCCTACTTGAAGTATGTCTTGATAAAATGCTTGTGCTGCTGGACCTAATTCGGATAATCCTGTCATAGACTGATTAAATGCTTCTTGAGCATTTGTGATACCTTGTGCTTCAAGTTGTCTTAAAGCAGCAATATTTTTACCATCTCTTTGAGCATCTAAAAGTGATTGTCTCTGTTCTTCTGCACTTTTGCCTGTTAAATCTGCTACAACTGCCATGTCTTTGGCCATTTGTAATGTTGCTTGTGCAACTTGCTGATCGCTCATGCCTTGGAGCATTCTTTGACGACCTAGTAACTCTGCATTATCTATAAGGGCAGCATTAGCCTCTTCTAATGTATAACCTAGGTTCATCATCCCTTCTATTGTTTGCCCATCTTCAAACATTGCTCTTGAAAGTTCTGTAAATCGTCTAGCACCTTGGTTTACACTGCTTCCTAATCCTGCTAATGCTTGTGCATTTCTTCCTACTAAGTTAGCAAATTGATCTAGAGGAAGCCTTGTTTGTGCGGCGCCTGCACGTAATGCACCTAAATCACC